GCCGCGAATCCGAGGGGTGGATACGTTACCCAGATCATCGAACGTCAGTACATTGCGGACGGGCTCAAAACAACGATAATGAAATCGTTGCTTGTGTCCATCCCAGTACCTAGTGCCGATGGGTTCTGGAGAACGAATGCCGGCATCAGGCGATTCGTGAAAGGGGATTGCAACCTCCCTAACACTATCGACGAGATAGCCGACCGACCGCGGTAAAGGAATACCGTGGATCGCACTCCACTCTACAAGTTGGTTAATGGCTACATAACGGGCCTGCGGTGTAAGGAGTGAACGGATATAAACTCCGCGCACCGGGTGACCTTTATAAAAGTCACCCCCGCAGGATTCCCGAAACGGCCCTTCTAAGAAGGACTTCTGGCTGTTCACAGTAAACCCAAGGAGTTCAAGCAAACGACATACATGCCTCGTCAAAGAACGAGGAACGATAATATCGTCGCCGTAGACGCCCCAGGAACAATCCTCAACATTCGCTTTTCCAAGGCGAACGTTGTTCATGTCTGCTGCAGCCCGAACGACACAACAAAACAACATAGTCTGTAGGGCAAACGTATAACCGTTCCCCATGGTAGAGACCATGTGAAGTTCAATCTCACGGCCCTGCGCCTTCGAGTGCGAACAACGTAGCTCCTGAAGAATGGTGTTGAACCACTCGGGAAGCATACTGTTACACATGTTGAGCGACACAGAGTCAGAAGCACTCTCAAGATCCAGTGTTGCCACCGAATCGTCAAGCGAGCCTCGGCAAGCGAGACCCCGGTTTCTCTCCTGTTGCTTTGTCAGGTCAATTCCGAAGAACTGAAACAGACGAGCTTTCAGGATTTCCGCCAAACCTAGCTGAAAAAACATATTCAAACTAGGCTCGGTGGCGATAGAACGGGATGTGTCACGATTCTTTCGGACGAAAGTCACGGTACTACACGGAGTTATGCGGTAGACCCCATGCGTTAGAGCACGAGATATCTCGGCATCACGCCAGATGGGGAACCACCCGCAGTACTCGTTGTACACTTCGTACAACCAAGGTGACGTAGTCGTCAATTGGGACGCGAAGAACTTCGTATAGAAGTCCTCCCCGTTTGCACCCAGGCTAGCCCCCGGTCCAGCCCGGCCGACCCTCATCAGGTCGAACCAGGACTGAACAAGGAGTTCGCCCCCAGGGTGAAGAAAATCGTCCACTGCCCTTTTAAAGCAGCCGACCATCTCTTCTTCCCAGGAGTGAAGACAATTCAGCTCCCACGTTCTGCACGCATCATTGATACGTACGAACTTTTGGAGGCAGACATCGTCAGCCTGCTCGCTAGTTTCGTCGGAGAGTTTCCTCAACAACGACTTAGCAAGCTGAGACCGAACAACGCTGCTCAGAGGCGCTCCAGGGTAAATTTCCGCAGCATTAGGCTGCATCCCGATACCATAGAGGTCATCAAGCATGTAACGGAAAAGAGCATCAGTTTTAATAAACATGGTGCCAACTCCACACTGAGAAAGATAGCAAAAGCTATCGTTTTGCCGTGAGGACGACTAAAAGCCTGCAGAAAACCTGCAGAAAACTCTTAAACCGCCCCCTCACCGTTAGCTCAACCCTCTTCACAGAAGGTTGGTAACCAACAGATCACCGAGTCCCGCACTCTGCTGAGAGAGGGATCCGATGAGCAAACTCAGTGCTGCGCGAATATCTTCCGGTTCCACCAGATCGGTACCCGCAATGACTCCAAAGTCACAGCGGAGCACCATCGTCTGGGGATTCTGATTCGTTCCGGGCACAGCGCCCTTGCGAACCAGAACCGAATAGGTATTGCGCGGTGAGTTACCCATAACACCCGTTGTCGGATTGGGCACCGGTGCAGAACGCACCGTCGCCGGTTTCTGAAACGTGATGGTGAATGGTTTACTCGCACCATGGACATCGACGTTAGCCTGTGTACCGCCAAGGGCAGTAACAGCCCATTGCTTGGAATAAGCGTTGGGTGGCGTGTCGATGACGACCGTATAGGTCGGTGAGGTGAAGCCTGTCTGGGCAGAGCCCGTGACAGGGGTAGTCAAAGAAACGGTCATATTTGGACCTATTGTTTTGAAGGAGGTTAAAGAAACTCAATAAAGCCGTTCAATGGCCAAAGCGGACAAATTTGCCCACTTCCGCCAATCGGTAACACCAGGTATGCGAAACTGTAAGTCTTGAAGACCGACAGAAACGCTATCAACCAGGGTACGCGCGAACGACCATCTTGAGAGCTGTTGTAACCGAAGGGACGCCGTCCCGAGTCGCGGTTCGAGAGCAGAGGAAGAGATAAAGGTCACAGGGCCGGGGGACATCATTGTCCAAACCCGACTCCGTGAAGACCTAACTCCCCACCGCAAACCAACCGTACCGAAGGACGACGCGTCAATTATCGCTCCGATATTGGAGAAATAATCAACCATGAAGGAGTATGGTATGAGTTCCCACACGGTCGGCGCAAAGTCGCTGAGGGTAAGACCCCAATGACTCCGCCAATTACGTGCGGTTCTCAGA